TTATGCTATTAGACGGACTATCAAATACCTCATATCCGTGTTCCTCGTTAAATTTAAAACCATTTGCTAATAATATACCATCTAGCATTCCTCTACATATCGCAGTTTTCGGATGTAGCGGATTTGTTAATATATGGCTATTCAGAAAATGCATAAACCCATTATTAATTTGAATCTGACCATAAAATTTATCACCTTGAAAACTGCAATAATGTTTTTGATATGATGGAGGTCCTGCATTACTCTGCTTTGCAAATGGATAATACATAATTATGTTATCTCGCAACCAATAATCTGCTTTATTCAAATTGACTTTCGATATAAAATTATACCAATTTTTACCACCAGTATCAAAGTCAGATGTTGGCATCCAATCCATCTTATAATTTCTTATAAAATCTAATTTATAAAATGATAACCACGGATGCAATACCCATGGTCCCGGTTTAACATCACTCTTTTTAAAACTACCACTAGATTGATTACTTATTTCCATAATATCACCCCACATACCCCACTTATCTAATTGTTGAATAATAGAAAATTCTCTAATCATAAAGAAATCTTGATCTAGAAACGCAAAATATGTTGGATTACGTGATAATATTAAATTATAATAAGTCCAATTTAATTTATGCCCTAAAATATTTGATGGATTCATACCATTGCCTGCTAGAGATTCTGGCATCTTAATGTATTCTACACTATATTTTTTACATATTTCTTCCTTCTCTAGCGAATTATCTGCATAAGCCCCGCAATTTGAATCGATAATAATAATATTAAATGGATCTTTGCAGAAATGTCTAATCGTATTAATTTGATACTCAACACAAAAATTATTATTATAACAAATTAAATATATTTCTAAAACACCTTCTTTTGCTTGTATAGCCATTTAAATTTTATTTACTTATTCATTAATTGGATATATATATATTGAATTTAACGCAACCCCCCCACAGTCACCTACATTTCAGAAAAATTGATTTACAAAGCATAATTATGAAATTATAATAGTAAATGGAATACATAAAAAAACTAGAACGCCAAGATGGTGTTGATATTGGATTTCACGATGAAATTCATAAGTACGGTCACGATAAAACTTTATCTCTAGAACAAATAACTAAAATAGCATACAATATGGATGAAAAACCAAATATAATTATTAAGGCAGGTAAAAATGCAAAATGGTATCTAAAAAAATGTCCGGTAAATGATATTGCTAATAAAATCAATAAACAAAAATGGAGAGATACTAGCAGATGCACTATGTATGTAATTGAATGGATATGAATGGATATCGCAAAATACTTTGCTATTACATTTTTTATTTACATTTTTAATTTGATTTTTAGAAATAGAAAATTGATTTAAAAAACAACTAACAGAACATATAAATTCACTAGCTCTAGAAATAAAAGAATGGGTGTCCCCAAATTGTTTCATTCCCTGATACAACGATATCATCATAATGATGTAAGTAATCCCACAGGATACTATATAGTCCGTCGGGATATAGACCAGGAGCTACCTATACATCTATATTTCGATTTCAATTCCGCTGTCTATCAAGTAATAAAACCGGAAATTAAAACCGAAGACGTATTGATAACGCATGTAGTAGCATATCTAGATTCTCTCTGTAATGCAGTTGGTCTAGACCGATGCGAATTAATTTATATTGCCCTAGATGGAGTCCCGCCTATGGGTAAGATTCATCAACAACGTATTCGCCGTTTCCACAGTATCTGTCGCAATAATCGCATCCGGAAAATCAATGAAACACACGGTAGTGATACTAATAAAACTACCAGGAATGGAGCTAGGAGTGACGCTAGAAATGAATACATAGATACTAATATGATTACGCCAGGTACTGCTTTTATGCATTCCCTTGGTCTTGCTATTAAAAAGTATTTATTAGAACGTGCAGCTAATACTAATAATACTAATAATACTAATAATAATAATAATAATATTTTAAACAAGGTCAAATATATATTTTCTGATTCTAGCATACCTGGTGAAGGGGAACATAAACTTATTCATCATATCCGTGAAGGCAAAAGGCTAGCGGTGGATGGTACTCAGGAAGAAAGAGAGTTATATAGCGCGAAGCATAATACTGTGATTTATGCCCTTGATAATGACCTTATTATGCTGGCTCTTACTCTAGGTATCGATAATCTATATCTATTTCGCGAATCTACTGAATACGGGCAATTTGCAATGATACACGAAGGTCGGAGATATCTCTATATGGATATTGCCGAACTAGAAGAAGCCCTTATTCAGAATTTTCGGGAATCATACGGCTGTTCTAAGATAGAAACTAATGAGGAAAAGCGAAGATACATAGATGACTATGTATTTCTAGGTATGCTGCTAGGTAATGATTTTATGCCAAAGACCCATTGGTTTAGCATTGCCGAAGGCGGTTATGAACGGCTTCTAAGTGCCTATTGGCAAATTCATAATCATACTGAAGCATTTATGATAGACCGTAATGCGATGGTGATAAATACCGAAATGTTATGTGATATGCTTTATTTAATTAAAGAACAAGAACAAGAAGCTGTTGAAAGCCTATTTGCTAAACGTAGGAGGGCTAAAGTACGGGTTCGAGATGATTGTACTGAGCAGGAACGGCAGGTTTTGATTATGGATTTCTATCCATTACAACATCTAAAAGTGGAACAGGCTATTGACCCGTGGAAAGTAGGATGGCGAGAAAGATATTATAAGATTTGCTTTAATATGGATTCCAATCGCTCAGAGAATCTAGAAATGATTACCCAAGCCTATTTGAAAACATTAGTCTGGAACTTCCATTATTATTTCGATAAATGTATTTCCTGGGATTGGGCTTATACATTCCCATATTCACCTACTTGGTGTGATATCTATAATGAACTCGTGAAACATAAGAATATCAATGCTAGTGGTAGTAATAAATTATTCCGATTTGCACCATCTAAACCCATCGATTCACAAACATTGCTATTTATGGTATTACCTTGGGCTAGCCGACGGTTTATGGCTTCTAGTGTGTCTAAGAAACTGGAGCAAGAAGATTGTCCGATGCGGATATACTTTCCTAAGAAATACGGACTCAATGTAGCATTTCATAGATTCTATCATGAATGCACACCAATTATTTATAAAATGGATATCGCAAAGGTTCGGAGATTTCTAAATGGATGCAAACTAAGTGAAGACGAACTTAAACGTAATCTAGAAGGTAAAGTTTATCCTTAATAAAAATTAAAAATGACGAACAGAAGTAATTGAATATCTAAATTATGTGAAAAGTAAAAGTAAAATTGGAAAATGGTCTGATAAATCTATATTATCAAAAAAACTATATCACGATAATCATTATTGACATTATATGATAAGATTTTTAGTTTATCAAATCTTCTAGTTAGAAATTTAACACAGGCATTTTGAATGTGCAAAGGTGTAAACATAAATATAGATTTCTTAGGATGTAAATAGTGTTATATATACTATCATTACATAAGGAGATAAAAGAAAAAAGATGTAAATTTTCGTGCAGATTACATATTAGGCATATAATTAAAAACATGGAGACGCAAAAACATATATTATTGATACAGTGATGTTTTATAAAAAATGTATGTTTTTTGATTAGGAGACGCAAATATGATACCTTACTAGAAGTCTTTTTCTAATATGACCCTATAGAATTGTAAACATCTATTTTTTACCCCCCCTAAAATGCGTCTTTGCGTTTTTGATATATTTGGAATTAAGATGTATAATTATTTATTATTTTTTTTTAAAATATTTTTAGAGAGATATTTCATTATCAAGACTCCATCCTTTTATCCAATATCTTAAAGAGTCGTGATTTTCTATATAATATTTCCTAAAGAAAATGTTAGTCTTGATAAATTGAAAAAATTTGGTTTTGCAATAAGTTTTTTGTTCAGCTCTAGTAAGACATTGATAATCACTACTTATTACAAAATTATCATAAATATCACATAATCTAGTATATGATACCGAACTACCACTTTCATCCTTCTTATAATTAAATTGAAACCATGACACAATATCACAATTATTTTCTAAATAGGCTTCAGTCCTCTTAACTATTGATGCCGGCATTTTCAATGTACTACATTGTTCTATCATAAACTTCTTGTGATAAGTTGTAAGAATCTTGAACAATGCAAATTTATGTTGGTCTATGAATTCTTGTGTTTTGAAATATGGATTAGCCTTATAAATAAAGTGTTCGTGATCTACATACCGTTCATCATCTGTAAATGAGCATTTGAAATATATATCTATAATACGCCGGCTATCGGCCTTGGTTATCTCTTCACTAAATTTCGGTTTATCATTACATTCGCAAATCATAGTATTACAAAGATATTTTTGTGTTTCACTTTCATAATGACCTCTAGCAGATATCTTACCACCACCTGTTAGTTCCTTGATTATAGAATTTTCAAATTTCTTCTTGGCAGGTGGCTCTCTGAACACTACATATCGCTTCCTATGTAAATTGGCTTTTTCAGGATTACTACCCATCTTGCTAGGTTCAAAAAGCATACCATTATTGCCTATCATCCCATAACTACCTAACATTGCAAGCATAATGTCATTAATTACACCTTTACCATTGCCTCCACTACCATTGAAAATAATAAATTTTTCAGTACATCGCCCATCAATGCCAGTAGCTAGAATCGTTAGAAAAGCTTCTCGTTCATCATCCACTGGCATAATACACTTTATAAAATCCCACATTCTAGTCATTTCTGCTTCAGTAGGTTCCCGCCATTTATAATTAGCTGTAATAGTAATATAATCATCATATTCATAATCTCTAAAAGTGCAGGTGTTCATATCATAAACCACATCATTAAAGCCAAATAACCACCATTTATTATCAAATTCTATGTCTTCACGGGAATTGAATTCTTTATAGGTATCTATAATTTCATTTTTGAATTTGAAATTATTCAATCTATCTAGCTTGTCTTTATAAGATTGAAAATCGCGTCCTAGTGAATGCCAATATACTTCGGTAAGTAAGTTTTTAAGAAATTCATAAAGTTCTTGACCTATAAACTCACGAAGCTTAACAATGTTATTTTCCCAATACCTGCCATTATAGCAATATAACTTGTAAATTGTATTATTATCTACTTTGTAAAAGTATTTATTACCTGCTAGGGCTTTTATAAAGCGGCAATAGTCTTGAGTTAGTAATTGTAATTTTGCAGCACCTAGTATTCGCACTGCATTTTGTTTATTATCTTCTAGTGCCATTTTATAAATAGTTCCTACACCATATCCAGTTGTACTTATTTTGAAAGAATTATATTTCCGTGTAGTTGCTTCATCACCATCATAATTTGTTGCTTTAGAACTGAAGTATTGAAATATGGCTATAGCATCTTCTTGATTGGAAATTGTATTTTTAATAGCCATACCTACCTTAATCCAATTATCATAGGCTGAAAATCTGGTAGGTAGGAAGCATTCATCAAATAATTTCTTGTAAATATCTATCTTGGAAATAGAATAACTAAGCAAGTTAACATCATTTTGTGCATTTTGTATTGGTAATTGTGGAATTGGAACAGGAGCTGGTACTGGATTTGGTGGTAATTGAACTGCATCATGTGTTGTTGTTGCAGGTGTGGTAGTAATAATTTCATTAGTAGTAGTTAGAGTTGGCGCTAATGCACTAGCAGTATTAGTGTTAATATTTAGTAGTTGGATATTGTCTATATTAATGCTATCGCTAGGTATATAATCAATAATGAAATCTTCTAATTCGCCATAAATAATGGAATGAACACCTTTTGATTTATTATCACCCTTGGATTGGTTAGGGCATCGAAACCAATGTTCTGAATAAATAGTAGTATCTACACAATATGTTTCGCGCTCTCCACTCCTAACAACAAACTCATCGGGGTAGAACTTGATTAATTCATTATGAATCTCTTTCAGTTTCTCAGTAAGTAAGTTCCACTTAGGAATAGAATAATGGTATGAACCGGCTTTAGCAGTGTTCTTAGTATATTTGAAATCCCGTTCCTTATCAAATTCCAAACCATATCTAGCCACCATGAAATCATATAAAAGCTCAATAAATGGTTCTATATCTTTGGTATAATTATCTAAATCACCAAAGAATATATAATGGGTAGCAGGATGAACCCTGAAATGGAAACAAGCATCTGCAGATAGTTGTTCCTTGGCATCTTCTAGATTAAAAATATCACTATGACTTTCAAACTTACTAGCAGGTAGTGAATAGCTGGGGACAACGTAGAGCTTAAACATTGCTTGTTAAATTTCGTTATATACAGATGTTATATTACAATGTTTGATATATTTTTTGAGTTAAAAATAAACGCATGGTATAAAAACAAATTTATTTAAATACTATATACGTGAATATAAATAAAAAATACTCTAATACAATAGTATTATTTGAATATGACAACAGATATAGTTAATAACAAATTGGAAAATATTGATGCTTCTGAAAAACAAGATTGTAAGACTTTAAAAACAAAGGATTATATACTACGTGCTAAGCGAAAATATGAAAGAAAACGTTATCAAGAAGATCCTGAATTTAGAAAAAATAAAATAGAAGGTAGCAATGAACATAAAAAGAAAAACATAGAGAAAACACGTGAATATTATAGAAAATACATGCGTAAATACCGTGACAAAAAGAAAGCAGAGAAAGTAGAGAAAGCTGTTAGTGAAACCACTACACCTAGCACTGATATCACCGATACTATAGATGCCATGAACTCTCTAGCAATTAAGAATTAAATGTATCCAGACAATAAAAAACTAAAAACTAAAAAAAAATAAAAATTTACCTAACTAAACTACTACTTATTCTTATTATGATATTGCTTTTGACGTTGACTAGAGCGATTACCACTAGATCGAATTCCATCATCCAATTGATTTACCTTTTTGACACTGTGGTTCCCCATAATCCGTGGTGAAGATGACCTTGCTGACGCCATACGACTTCAAAAGCGCGGTGCAATGATGGCAGGGTGCAGAATTCTTGAATTGCGGTGGATGAGTACATATATTATCAGTAGTAATAGCAGCGGCAGGGTTAAGCCGAGCAACTAGAATACTAGTCTTCTTTAGCTTTCGCCTAATCTTAGCATCATTAGCCGCTCGCATTTGATGATAACGACGAAACTTGGTTAGTGCAACCTTCTCTGCGTGTGCAGATGGCTTGTCCACAGAATAATGACATGCTACATAGTGATTGTAGCCGGTCGCTTGCCCTACGGGACGATATCCCGAACGAGTTAAAACAGCAGCGTGCTGTTGCAATAGCTCACTATTACGAGCTGCATGAGCTAATGTAGAGAATATATTTTGAATGGCAGACATTCTAGCAAATCAGTAAATACAGCAAGAGGTTTGAGATTGGTAATATAATTATAAATGTAATATATTTTATAATCAATTTTTTAATCTGCTTATCTTTTTTATCTTTTTTATCTTTTTTATCTTGTGATAGATAAATTGCTACATATAAATTGATACATATAAAAAGAAATAAGCATTATAACCAGCTATGCTAGAAACTATAAATCTAGAATCATGTATCAACATAGGATTTCTACACAAGTTGGAAATGGAAATGGCAATGGAAATAAAGAGATAGATATAGTTGCTCTATTAAAACCAGAATATATAAATTTAAATTCGCGGGGTTTTGCAGATTTACTAAGTTGTTGTCTAGAAACTACTAATGATATAAGATGGGCTAAAGATAAAATAGAACATATTAAGGAACCAGTTTGGGAAGAAATAAAAAAAGCTACGAATCCTTATGAATTAATTTATGCAGCACCACATATAACAGTTGCTAGTTTAAAACCTCTTAGTCGCAGCTTTTTTAAAATGATAGAAATGATTAATGAATTTGTAAGTGGGATAATAGATTCTGATATGTTGGTTAGTCTTCATATTGCGGAAGGTCCGGGAGGATTTATAGAAGCTACTAGGCATATTCGCAAATTAAAAAGATGTACTGATGATATCGCATTTGGAATAACATTAATTAATAAAAATGATAATGGAGAAAACGTGAAGCATATACCTGCTTGGAAACAAAGCAATTATTTTCTTCGAAATCATCCCGAAGTTATCATATCCTATGGTGTTGACGGAACGGGTAATATATACAATCCTGATAATATAAATCATCTATATGCGGAAATACAGTCTCAATGTTCTCAAAAAAATATTAATTTACCCACCTGTGTAAATATAAATAATTCATTGAAATGTAGAATTATAAATACAACGGAATATACCAATAATATGTTTGCAAGATTAGAAACAGAACCCGAGACAGAAACCGTGCTAGAAACTGATATTGCACCACAATCGGATATTGATGCGAATGTATTAGATGATGCTAGCAATGCTGGTAATGCCTGTAATGCTGGTAATGCTAGTAATGATAGTGCTAGTGTTAATTCGGATAATAAATGTAGAGAGCAGAAAATGCAAAAGGGTTATACGGCATTTATAACAGCAGATGGTGGATTTGATTACAGTATTGATTATAATTATCAAGAGCAAGCTAGTTCTAAATTAATATTCAGTCAAATTATAACTGCACTCAAATGCCAAGCTCTGGAAGGCATATTCATTTGTAAGATATTTGATATGAATCTTTTTATAACTGTGGAAATGATTTATTTATTGAATTTACTATACAAAGAAGTTGTTATATATAAACCATTTACTAGCCGTATTGCAAATAGCGAGAAATATTTAATTTGTACTGGGTTTAAAGGTATAGATAATGTGCTGCTAGATAAGTTATTATTCATATTAGCAGAATGGAATAAAGCCAATCTAAACAACAAAACATTTAATCGTCTATTTACAGAGATACCTACTAATTTTATAGATGAATTGAAAAGAATTAACAAGATTATAGTTTCTAATCAAATTAACGTAATTAATAATATCATGCATATATATCATAATAAATTGAATCTAGATGCAGAATGGAAAAAAGAAAATTTTAAAAAACAATATACTAATGCAATAGAATGGTGTAAGAAATATAATATTCCATTCACTTAATTTACTCTACGTGAGATTACTCTACGTGAGATTACTCTACATGGATATGTTGGATATTTGCCCTTTTAATATAAAATAATCGTGGTTTGCGGGATATTTTACGGGCTTCATTATTTAATAATGCCAATTGTTTGGTATCATCTGTCTTTTCATCAATACGTACGGCATCCATTGTTTCCATAAGTAATTTAATAGTGAATTTATGTGCCGCATATAATTGTTCTAAAGTACGTGAACCTGTAATTACAATTGAACCAGGACGGAATATGAGAATTGTAATCTTATTACAAATGGATTTCTTTTCTTTTGTAGAACAATGAGGTGTGCATTTACAGATACCTAATTCATTTTCATCATAGGCTTTATTCCAATAGTATTTGAGATTTACACCGGAATGTTCATCTGGGTCATATGTATTAAATAACCCCTTCTTTTTTAATATTTTTGCTATTTTCTTAAGATTTATATTATAATTGACTAATAAATCACTATTTATCATTACAGTTTCTGTACCCGATACGTAATATCCATACGGATGCTCTTTAGGATGCTCTTTAGGATGTTCATTTGCCGGGCTAGAATCTAAATTATGAATATTTATACTTATTTTTCCGTTTTTATCGGGAATAGGGGATGGGTTTGCATTCTTATTAAGATATTCTTCTAGCATATTACATATTGCCACATCACTATTACGAATGAATGTCAAGCGGACTATCTTCTTCGTTAGAATGGTTCTATATTGTTTTAATATAGTATGAATATGGCTCTTAACCTCAATCAAAGTCTGTTCATCTGTAGAATATAAACCGCTAGTAATATTATCTAGAATTGACATTAAATCAGGACATCTGAAATCCGTAATTTGCATTTGGAATTTAATTATTCGGTCTCTTAAATCTTTTAATGTTATACTACTAGAAAGAATACTTTCTATCTGAGAATGTGCATATTCCTTAATAAATTCTAACATATCTATCACATTTAGAATCTTCGAATCACCATACCAATCATTTGATTCTAGTAAATTGTGAGTAGTAATTGATGTATTGTCTAGATAGATATCATGCATTCCCTTTTTAAAGTTCTTACCCTTCAAATCAATATTTAATTGTTGGTAGATTGTTGGCTGTGGCAGTGGCTCAATAAGATTGCTTGAATGTATGCGAGTGGCTTTGCCCTGATTATACAGCTCCTCCAAATTAAATTTATAGGGATTAAGAAATTTAGTATAATGGCGTCGATAATAGGTAATTTTCTTATTAGTCGGATTATACAATATCTGCATATCAAATGTACGGCTAGATGTAATAATATCTTC